CAAGATATTCAACGCACTATCGGTGATGTTCAATACCCTGCTGGCTGGTTCAGCAATGCTGATGAACGTGCCAAAGTAGGCATGATTGAAGTTGCTGACCCAGTAAGGCCAGATGACAACCTTTTTATTGTGGTTGAAAACCCTGATGGTAGCTACACGGCAACACCTCGCACTGCTGATGATATTGCTGCATATCAAGCCAATAAAGATTCTCAACAAGCTCAAAGTGTTCGTGCTACCCGTGGTCAGAAACTAGCAGATTCCGATTGGACACAAGTAGCAGATTCACCTGTTGACAAAGCAGTATGGGCTACATATCGCCAGGCTTTGCGTGATGTGACTGGCCAGTCTGGATTCCCTTGGACTATCACATGGCCAGACGCACCTTGATAAACCATGGATGCTGATGTTGACAAAAGGCTTGCCGTGCATGAAGCGATCTGTTTAGAAAGATATAACAACATTGATCGGTCATTGCGCGATGGGGACAAGCGCATGACAAAGATTGAATACTTGCTCTATGCGGTAATCATTGCCGTTTTGTTTGGTCCAGGCGTGGCTGCCGAATTTGTAAAAAAGATATTCGGGCTATGAAAGACTGGGCCGTGGCAATCATTGCTGCGGCCTGCATCACTGTTTTTGTGATTTGGGGCAGTTTTGTCATCATTTTGTTTTGGCCATGATTTATGCTCTGGTCCTATTAGCAGCAGCTGCCGAATATCGATGCACTAGGTGGGCATGGACTGGTGATGTCTACAATCGGAAAGTTGTTTGTCTCAAATGGGAAAAGGTTGAGAAAAAATGATTGATCCGATGTTAGCCCTAGCAGGGATACAAAACGCCATCAGCATGGTCAAGAAGGCCAGCAAGGTGGCCAGTGACTTAGGATCACTGGCTCCAATGATTGGCAAGCTCTTTGATGCCAAATCTACTGCCACCAAGGCATTGATTGAGGCAAAGAAGGGGAAAGGCTCAAACATGGGCACGGCCCTCCAGATTGAGATGGCACTGGAGCAGGCCAGAGCTTTTGAGGAAGAGCTGAAAATGCTCTTTATGACCACAGGCAAAATCGATGTCTGGAATAAGATCAAAGAACGTCAAGCCCAGATGGACATCGATGACGCAAGAGAACTGAGGTCTTTGCAGAAATCAGAAAAAGCGGCCAAGGCCAAAGAGGCCGAAATGCAAGAGTTGGCCATCATCATTGGCGGTGTGGCTTTTGTTTTGCTTTTGGTGTTTATTGGCATCAATGAACTGATGGACTTTTGTGCCACCACCAGAAGGTGTGGGAAGTGAATGAGTATCAAAAAACTTTTGACCTGGCACTCAAAATATTCGTTTACGGATGTGTGGCTTTGTATTTTCTAGGTTTTCTTAAATTCTTGCCGGATGATTTATCTGACAAAATTGTCAATTTATTGCTTGGTAGGATAGGATTGGGCAAATGAAATATCTATTGCTTCTGTTATTGCTGACTGGCTGCGAAGACCGCTATCGGTACAAGTGCCAGAATCCTGACCATTTCCATGCAGCAGAATGCCAAAAGCCAAAGTGTCTATTCACTCAGCAGTGTCCAGAATACCTGGTCGCACCAATCTTGGAGAAACAAGTCAATGCAAACCAGCCAGAAGCCAAATCTAACCCCTGATGAGATCGAGGTCAGAGTCTGGGGCTTTGTGGTCATTGCCGTGACTTGCATTCTTTGCTTCATTGTTGTTGCGCTTTTGTACTCTGTGACCTTTGTCACTCAGCCCATCAAATCCATGGCCCCGATTGACCAGGCTTATACCAAAATGCTGAACGACATTGTTTTGCTCATTGTTGGCGGTATTGGTGCGGTGATGGGCAAGAAGGCAGTGGGGACTGCTGCCAAGGCTTTTGGTGGCCAGCAATCCATGCAGCCAATGTGCCAACCCATGCAAGGCTATGGCCAGCAATACGGCTACAGCAACAATCACGGGTTTAATGCAAAGACCAATGGCATCCCAAGCCAACCTTTTGGGGCAATGCCAACATGGACTAATCCAGAACTTGATGAGAGCTGGACTCCTGGTCCACCACCCACAACGCCACCAGATCATCTTGAGGATGACCATGAGCGCGAGCAATTGGCAGCAGCCAGACAGGAGTCAGAATAATGTTTGGCATTCCATTACCCTATATTGCCCTGGCAATCTGCATTGCCTTGTTTGGTTCTTACCGAGGTGGCTATCACTTTGGCTGGGAAGACAGAGACAATGACATGAAGTTGGCCATTGCCAAAAAGAATGATGAAGCCAGAGCCAAAGAGAAAGAGCTTGGCGACAAATTGCAAGATCAAGAAACGAAACTCAGAAAGGCCCAAGATGATATTGTCAAAAAACAGTCTGCTATGCATGAGCTTGCTCGGACTGGCCGGCTGCGCCTCCCAACCGCAAGTTGTCCACAAGCCAGTCCAAGTGCCACCATTGCCACTGGAAATACACAACCCAGCCAGCCCGATGAAAGCGAACTTGAGCGACAGACTATTGCAACTCTTATCGACCTCGCAGCCGAAGGAGACAAAGCCATCACCAAGCTCAACGCCTGCGTCAGCGCCTACAACGAAGTGAGGAGCATGGTCAATGGTCAATAGTGAGAAACTGTCCAAGCTCCACATTGGCCCAGAGTGGGTCGATGCGCTTAATGAGACTTTCCAGCGCTTTGACATTTCAACGCCACTGCGCCAGGCTGCATTTATTGGCCAGTGTGGCCATGAGTGTGGCCAGTTTAGGATTCTTGAAGAGAACTTGAACTATCGCGCTGAAGCATTGCAAAAGCTCTGGCCCAAGCGCTTTGACGCGGCCAAAGCCCAGATGTGCGCCAAAAACCCCAAGCTCATTGCTAACACTGTTTATAGCAGCCGCATGGGCAACAGGGATGAGGCCAGTGGCGATGGGTATCGGTTCAGAGGCCGAGGATGCATCCAATTGACTGGGTCGGCCAACTATCACCATGCTGGCCAAGCATTGGGTGTGGACTTGATCATGCAGCCAGAATTGGTGGCCACACCACAGTATGCAGCCCTGACTGCCGGCTGGTTTTGGGATGTCCAAAAGCTCAACCAGTATGCAGATAACCAAGACTATCGGACTATGACCAAAAAGATCAATGGCGGGTTTATTGGCCTAGATGATCGGATCAAGCACATAAACCATGCGCTGTCTGTCCTGACATAATTACCCTATGGCCAGCCAAACACAACAACTTGAGAATCCACCACAGCCGACCCTAGGTTATCCAACCGAGGTGTATGAGCGCAGGCATTTCAATGAGAATAATGGCACGCTGAATATTTACTTTAAAAAGCTCTCAACTGTCTTGGGGTCATTGTTTGGACCAAGAGGTGGGCGCTTTATGAATGCGCCCCATGGGGCATTTCAAGATTCGACCAACCAAGTGGCTGCCAACACCACCACGGCTTATGCGGTCACATTTAACACCACAGACTTTTCCAATGGCGTGACTATTGCCAGTGGATCAAGGATTACTGTGGCCGATGCCGGAATCTGGAACTTGCAGTTTTCCATTCAGTTTACAAACACGACAAATGCTTCTCAGGATGTGGATGTCTGGTTCCGGGTCAATGGCACAAATGTGGCCAACTCAAACAGCCGTTTTGGTTTTGCACCAAGAAAAGGTGCTGGAGACCCGTACCACACCATTGCTGCCATCAACTACTTTGTGAGCTTAAATGCGACTGACTATGTTGAGATAATGTGGAGGCCAACCGACACGGGTGTGTCCATTGAGCAATACGCTGCTGGAACAAGCCCGACACGGCCAGCAGTCCCATCAGCCATTGTCACAATGAGCTTTGTGTCTAACATTACCTAATTGCCATTATGTACATACCTTTAAAGTTACCCCCAGGTGTTTTCCGAAATGGTACTGAGTACCAGGCAGCAGGCCGATGGTATGACGCAAACCTAGTGCGCTGGTATGAGGGAACACTGCGCCCCATCAATGGATGGCGCACCAGGTCAAGCTCACAGATGTCAGGCTCATGCCGAGGCATCATCACTTGGCGCGACAATGCAAATGATCGCTGGATTGCTGCTGGTACGCACACCAAGCTCTATGTGATGAACGCGCTTGGGACACTCAAAGACATCACGCCAACGGGCTTCACCACAGGCTACGCAAGCTCTACAGTGCTGACCGGCTATGGCTATAACGCCTATGGCATTTTTGCCTATGGTGTAGCAAGGCCAGACACTGGAACACCCATTGCAGCCACCACTTGGTCACTAGACAATTGGGGTGAATACTTGGTGGCTTGCTCTTCATGGGATGGTAAGATTTATGAGTGGCAATTGGGCTTTTCAACGCCAACAAAAGCGGCAGCCATCACCAATGCACCAGTGAGCAATAAGGCGGTTTTAGTCACCCAAGAGCGCATTATCTTTGCCCTTGGTGCTGGTGGTAATTCACGCAAGGTGCAATGGTGCGACCAGGAGAACAATACCCAATGGACACCGGCAGGCGACAACCTTGCAGGCGACTATGAATTAGCAACGCCTGGATCACTTATGGCCGGCAAGCGGGTCAAGGGTGTGAATCTATTGTTTACCGATGTGGATGTCCACACGGCCCAGTATGTTGGCGCTCCTTTTGTCTATGGCTTTGAAAAGGCTGCAAGTGGCTGCGGTCTGATTTCGGCCCAAGCAGTGGCGGCTATTGATACGGCAGCCATTTGGATGAGCAAGTCTGGCTTTTGGATTTATGACGGCTATGTCAAGCCACTGCCAAGCGATGTGTCAGATTACATTTTTGAAAATATCAACTTTGCGCAAGCCTCCAAGATTTATGCGGTCCATGTCAGCAAGTTTGGTGAAATCTGGTGGTTTTACCCAAGTGCATCGAGCAATGAAAATGACTCTTATGTCACTTTTAACTACCGCGAAAATCATTGGAACATTGGCACATTGGCCCGTCTTGCTGGGGTTGATGCTGGGGTGTTTACTTATCCCTTGATGGTGTCTAGCGATGGCTACATCTACGAGCATGAGGTCGGTTTTGCTTATGACAGCGCCAGCCTTTATGCTGAGTCTGGACCAATCCAATTGGGCAATGGCGATAATATTATGAGCATTCGCCAAGTCATCCCCGATGAACAAACTTTGGGTGAGGCTGTGGTTTCATTTAAAACCCGCAATTACCCAACCGGCAGTCAATCTTCATTTGGCCCATATACGGCAGCAAACCCAACTTCAGTGAGGTTTTCTGGCCGACAAGTTAACATGAAGGTGACTGGTAACACTTTGGCCGACTGGCGCATTGGGGTGATGAGACTTGATGCTGTGCCAGCTGGAAAGCGATGAGTGACCAAGAACATTTGGAAAGGTTGCGCCACCATGTGGAGGCTGCCTTAGAATACTCTGGAGGCACACATAATTTTGATGACATTGCCGAGATGGTCGAAAAGCAGCAATTGCAGCTGTGGCCGGCCAAAGACTCGGTGGTGTTGACAGAGATCATTGTCTACCCACAACTGAAGAATTTGCATTACTTCTTGGCTGGTGGCGACCTAGATGAACTCTCTCGGATGAGACCATTGATCGAATCCTGGGGCAAATCACTTGGATGCACCAGGGTGACTTTGGCAGGCCGAAGAGGCTGGCAAAAGTCATTTTTGAAAGACGAAGGGTACAGTCCACAATGGTCTGTATTGGCAAAGAAACTTTAGGGGATAAATATGGCATCAGCTGCACTGACATACGCATTAAATAATGGCATGACTGCCCAGCAATACTATCAAAACATTTTTGATTTTGTTGCAGCAAATCAAGGAATGAGTGATGCACAGCTCAAGGCTGAAATGGACAAAGTTGGCGTAAGTGCTGAAGATGTTTCAACAGCCACAGGCGTGGACCTTGCACCAGTACAGCAGCGTGTTGAGGCTGTGACGCAAGCAGCGCAAGCAGCGCAAGCAGCGCAAGCAGCGCCAGCAGCTGCGGCAGCTCCAGTAGCATCCCAAGCTCTTGATTGGGCCTTAAATAATGGCATGAGCCAGCAGCAATTTGATCAACGTATTTTTGATTATGTTGCCCAGAATTTACAAACAAAAACACCAGCAGAATTGCGCATTGAGATGGACCGATTGGGCATCAGCGCAGGCGATGTGGCCCGTGCAACTGGGGTCAGCGCTGCTGATGTGCAAACGCAATATGTTGCGGCTGTGCCAAAAACTCAAGCCGAATTGGTGGCCAAGGCTGCTGCCGATGAAGAATTGGCAGCCCGTACAGCTAGAGACACAACAGCGTCACAAGCCACAATTACTGCTGCACAAACTGCGGCAACTACATCAAAAGGATTATTGGCCGATGAAGTAGACAAACAAGCAGCAACAAAAGCTGCGACTGATTTGGCTGCTGCACAAAAAGCTGAAATGGACAAGTTTGCAGCTGACCAAGCTGCTGCTGCTAAAGCAGCGGCTGCTAAAGCTACTGCTGATGCGGCTGCCAAAACTGCTGCTGATAAACTGGCTGCTGATGCAGCGGCTAAAGCTGCTTCGGCAAAAGTGGCATCTGACAAGGCGGCTGCTGAAGCCGCTGCCATTGAGGCATCTAATGCAACTGCTGCACAAAAAGCTGCTGCTGCGGCTGCTGCAAAGGTTGCAGAGGAGAAAGCTGCTGCCGACAAGATTGCATCCGATAAACTGGCTGCTGATGCAGCAGCTGCAAAGGTTGCGTCTGACAAGGCTGCTGCCGATAAAATTGCGGCTGATAAGGCTGCGGCTGCATCAGCTGCGGCCACAGAAGCTGGATTGAAAGCCAAGGCTGATGCTGCCGCTAAAGCTATTACTGATAAGGCTGCTGCCGATAAACTGGCTGCTGATGCAGCAGCTGCAAAGATTGCGTCTGATAAGGCTGCTGCCGATAAAATTGCAGCTGATAAGGCTGCTACTGCTAAAGCAGCAGAAGAAGCGGCAATTATTGCAGCAGCTGCAAAGATTGCTTCTGATAAAGCAGCGTCAACTGCTGCAAATACAACAAACACAGGAACGGCAGCGGCAGCTGCCAAAGCTGCTACTGATGCGGCAACCGCAGCAGCAAATGCGGCTACGGCTGCTGCGGCTGTCACTGGCACTGGAACTACTGCAATCGGCCAATCTGCTGCACTGACATACGCATTAAATAATGGTATGACTCAGCAGCAGTATTACCAAAACATTTTTGACTTTTACAAAAACAACTCAGGACTTTCTGACACTGCATTAAGAGCAGAAATGGATCGTTTTGGAGTGAGTCCAGCTGATGTGTCTGCTGCTACTGGCACAGACTTGGCAACAATTACCGCTAGATATAACGGAACTAGAACTGGAACCACTGGAACCACTGGAGTCACTGGAGTCACTGGAGTCACTGGAGTCACTGGAGTCACTGGAGTCACTGGAACTGCGACAGCTGCGGCCAAAGCTGCTGCTGACAAGATTGCAGCTGATGCGGCTGCCAAAGCTGCTGCTGATAAGATTGCAGCTGATGCGGCTGCCAAAGCTGCTGCTGATAAGATCGCTGCCGAAAGACTTGCTGCAACTACTGGCGCACGTTCAACTGGTCTTGCTTGGGCCTTGGCCAATGGCATGACGCAAGAGCAGTATTACAAAAACATTTTTGACTTTTACAGCAAAAACTCTGGTCTTTCTGATTCCATGTTGCGGTCTGAAATGGATCGACTTGGCATTAGCGCACAGGATGTGGCCGCTGCCACTGGTGTGACTGTGGAAAGTGTATTAACACGCTACAACGCAGCCAAGGCTACAACTCAAGCAGAACTGGATGTGCAGGCTAAAGCTCAAGCTGATTTGGCAGCGCGTCAAGGTCAATGGAAAGCTCAACAAGACAAAAATGCACTTGATTGGGCTGCCCAGCAAAAAGCCAATGAAACTGCATGGGCTGCCCAGCAGGCTAAAAATGCTGCCGATTGGGCTGCGCAGCAAAAGCTGACGCAAACTGCACAAAATGCTTATGGTGCAGCACCAATGACTCTTGGCCAGAAGTTTGGCAGTTATGAGTCCATTCCAATTGGCGCTCAATATAACCCTGCTGTGACTCCTGGTGGAAAATCACCCTATAGCATGGTCATGGGCCAGATGACCCCATTTCAAAACCCTTATGCCAACTTTGTGCCTGGCACGGCACTGGGTGGCTATAACCCAAATCTGTACAGCGACATTGCTGTCAACAACGCCAATGCAGCAGCGGCCAAATTGGCTGCTGAAAATCAAGCTGCAAATACTGCATTGATGATGTCTGGTGCGGCTGGTGATGGCGGTACGGCTGGAGATGCGGGTGGAAATACTGGTGGTGGCCCAGGTACTGGTGCAGCCGGTGATGCTGCATTTGCAAGAGGTGGCATGGTCAAAAATCTACTTGGACCAAATCCGGCAGGACCAGATGATGGCATGGGATATTTAGATCGTGGCGAGTATGTGATCAAAAAGTCAGCAGTCGATAAATATGGCCGTGGACTTTTGGACATGATCAATGAAGGCAAGATGCCAGCCAAAAAAATTAGATCATTACTGGATTAAGGGGAAAGAATATGTCTAAAGGTGGAAGCACACAAACAAGCTCAACCTCGATTGATCCACAGATCAAAGAGGCTTTCTTAGCCAATTTCCAGCAGGCCCAAGGTGTTGCCGGTGCATTGCCGATCCAGCAAATCGCTGGTTTTAATCCAATGTACCAGGCAGGCGAGGAAGCTCTGGTCAATACCGGCCTCGCTGGCCCAGGCATTACTGGCACTGACATTGCAGCGCAAATGGCCGGTTATGGCGGGTTCTACCAGCCTGCAACAATTACTGCGCAGCAGACCAATCTTGGCCTTGGTCAAGGACCAGGCACGATTGGCTCATACATGAACCCATACAGCAGCATGGTGCGTGAAAACGCATTGGGTGATTTGGAGTCTGCACGCCAAGCGGCCATCAGGCAGACTGGCCAGCAGGCCATGCAAGCCAAGGCATTTGGTGGATCACGCCAAGGTGTGGCCGAGGCTTTGACAAATGCAGGGTTTGCCAAACAGGCTGCCACACTTGGAACAACTTTAAACGAGCAGGCATTCAATCAAGCCATGGCCATGCAGCAGGCTGACATTGGCCGCAGATCAGCAGCCGACATTGCCAACCAGCAAGCTGGCTTGCAGGGTGCACAGTTTAGATTGGGAGCAGCTAACCAGCTTGGCGGCTTGGCAGCGCAGCAGCAAGCATTGCGTCTTGGTGGCGCTCAAGCAGTCATGGGCGCTGGCGGTGCGCGTCAGGCTCTGGAGCAGCAACAAATGGATGCAATCCGAAATGTCGGCTTGCAGCGTCTGGGTGTGGTTCAGTCTTCATTGGGTGCGCAGCCTGCAAATCTTGGAATGCAGTCTGTCACGCCCCAATATTCAAACCCAGCAGCTGGCGCTTTAGGTGGCGCATTGGCTGGTGCAAAACTTGGCAGCGTTATTCCTGGCATTGGCACTGCGGCAGGCGCAATTGGTGGCGGTATTCTTGGCCTTTTCGGCGGTTAAGGGGTAAAAAATGGCAACTGAATTTGATTTGGCATCGTTTTTCGGTGGCGGTGGTGACAGCGAAATTGAAAAACTGCTGACACCCAAGCAAAGAGAACAATGGTCTATGCAGGCCACACTGGCTGCTGCTGCCCAATTGCTCCAAGCCGGTGGCCGTGGTCCACAACGCATTGGTCTTGGCCAAGCACTTGGATCAGCTTTGCAGGCTGGCCAAGGTGCTTATGAGAAGGGCACTGCTGGTGCGGTTCAAAATTTGCTTTTAGGTCAGAAATTGCAAGAAGGTGCGCGTCTTAACGAATATCAAAAGGCTTTGCTTGGTACGCCAACAACGGCAGCAGCTGCACCATCAGCGGCTATGCAGGCCATGGCTGCACCAGTGGATCAAGTAGGCATGGGTCCATCACCACAACGTGCTGAATTGATGACTCAGATTGAAGCAAAAGCACCACAAAGTGCTGATGAAAAAAGATTTGCAGAATTGATGCGCAAGGCTGATGTGGCCAATGCATACAACCGGCCAGAGGATGCTGACAAATACTTGAATCAGGCTTACAAGATCAAGCCACCAGAAGAATTCAGCACAACGCCTAATTTTGGAATGAGTGCAACTGGTACGCCAATTTCCTATGTCTTGAGCAAGGCTGGTGGAATGCGTTTGCTCAATGTACAGAGAAGTCCTGAGTTTAATTACACCGATACTGGTGCATTTATCAGTGTGCGTGATAAGGCTACAAACAAAGAAATCGAGCAAATTCCAAAGAGCATGACTCCTGGGGAAAAAGCCAGCAATTGGATTGCCCAGCAAAATCTTGGTATTGCTCAAGGTAATTATGCCCGTGGTGCGACAGAGATCAGAGAAACCCCAGAAGGCTTTGCATACATACCCAAAATACCTGGTGGTATTGTCATGCCAGTCATGGGCGCTACTGGTCAAGTCAAAGGTGTTTCTGGTGGTCAACCTACAGAAGCTCAGTCAAATGCTGCTGGATTTGCCCAGCGCATGGAATTGTCCAATAGCATTATTAACAGTTTGCCTGCTGGCTCACAACCAGGCGCAGGGACTCGCACCCTTGAGGCCATTCCGTTTGTGGGTGGTGCAATGGCCCGTAGTGGCCAAAGTGTCGATACCCAGAAATTTGACCAAGCTGCGCAAGATTGGATTCGTGCCAAGCTGCGCAAAGAGTCTGGTGCTGCTATTGGCAAAGACGAGATGGTCCAAGAGTACAACACCTATTTCCCGCAAGTTGGCGACACCCCAGAAAAACTGGCTCAAAAGGCAGAAGCAAGGCGTGTGGCTACCATTGGTATGCAAAAATCAGCAGGCAAAGCCTATGAGCCTTATACGCCAGCACCGGCAGCAGCGGGTGCGCCAACAACTCCAACTGCTGAAAGACGCATGATTTTCCGCAATGGCCGATTTGAATTTGAGTGAGGCAGTATGAAAAAAATCAACATCGAAGGCATTGGAACTTTAGAGTTTCCAGACACTGCAACTGATCAGCAAATCTCTGCCTTTATCAATTCCACTGCACCAGCAGAATTGATGAAAATTGCGTCAACCCAAACACCAGACACATTGGGTCGAGAGGCTGGTTTGGCTATTCGCCCCATGGCCCAAACAGTATTGACTGCTGGCGGCCTGCTGCCTATGGTGGTCGATCCTATGGTCAATTTTTTCAACTTGGCTGCTGGAACAAAGATTCCAACGCAAAGCCAAGCGGTTGAAAAGACATTGACAGGCATTGGTTTTCCAGAGGCTAGAACGCCCCAAGAGCGAATCATTCAAGATGTGGCCACTGCCGGTTATGGCACAAGCGGCCTTGCCCGTGCTGCCGGTGAAGTCGCCCCAAAGCTGCCAGGCATGGCAAAAGAATTGGCTCAATTCTTTGCGCAAAGCCCCAAGGCCCAAACCGCGGCTGCATTGACAGCATCCACTGCTGGTGGAATGCTGCGCGAAGGTGGAGCAAGTCCAGCAGCCCAAGTGGGCGGTGCAATGTTGGCCGGCATGGTCGCACCTGGTGGTCCAAAACTGTCACCTACACAAAGAATATTAGAAGCTCCTGGTGCAATGGTTAAACCATTTACACAAGCAGGCCGTGAAACCATTGTTGGTAATGTTTTAAATCGACTGGCCACAAATCCAGAGCAAGCAGCACTTAATTTGCAGCAGGCCCAGCCACTTGTTCCAGGTGTGCGTGTTACCACAGCAGCTGGTGCGCGTGATCCTGGTCTGGCTGCGGCTGAGACTGCGATCAGGGCATTGGACCAGTCTGGTGCATTCCCAAGCGTGCTGTCTGCAAATCAGCAGGCTTTGCTTGAATCATTCAGAAAGCTCGGTGGCCGTGGTGGTGATGTGACCACACCAGGCTCTATTCCCTACGCTGAAGCCAAGCGCACCAGTGTAACTGCCCCATTGCGTGAGTCGGCATTTGCCAACAAGCAGCCAGTCAGCATTGAGCCAATTTCAAACGCTATCTCTGGCATCATGTCTAACCCTGCAACGCAGCGTAAGACAGTTGATGAGGCGATGTCTTATGTCAGTGGCTTGCTTAATAAACGAGTCAACCCTGAGACTGGCACGATTGACCCCATGGCTTTGTACAGTGTCAGAAAAGACATCACAGATGCCATGGCTGGAAAGTTGGCCGGAGACCAAGCAAATTTGCGTCTAGCCAAAGGCCAAATGGCTGAGTTGTTGCCAGTCATTGACAATGCAATTGAGGCTGGCGCTCCAGGCTTTAAAAATTACATGACTAAATTTGAAAAGTCATCTAGTGCCATTGACCAAATGCGCTTGATGCAGGGCATTGAGTCCAAGGTTACAACTGGCCAGCCTAATTTGATGACGGGTGAGCCAGTCTTGGCAGCCAGTGCATTGCGCAGGCAATTGGCCAGTAAGGCTGAAGAGATAGGCACTCAACTATCACCATCAGCGCAACGCAAACTAGACAACATTATTGATGAGATCAATCGTGGTCAGGCTGCAACTGCACCAGGCGTGAAAGCACCTGGTTCAAATACATTCCAGAATATGAGCATGGGAAATCTGATTGGCCGTGTGTTTAGCGAGTCATTGGCTGACAACACCACACTGCGCACTATGACCAGACCACTAGACTTTTTGTATAAATTGCCTGACCAGCAAATTCAGCAGCTGCTGGTGGAGTCAATGCTTGATCCCAAACTGGCTGCATCCATGATGGGCAAGGCCAACATGATGAAGGTCGAGCCATTGGCTAAGTCACTGCGCAAAAAGGCTGAAGAGCTTGGATTTGGCGCTGCTATTGGCGCACAAGAATAACTAAGACCCAAAAAACGCGGCCACAAGTGGGTCGCGTTTCACAACCCGTCTTTTCTGTCTGCGTCTGGCCAAGCCAAAGTCTTTGTCATCGGCTGACATTTTCTCGCGGTATTTTTTGATTCGCTCTGAGCCTGGCACTGGCCCAGGCGCTTCAGCATCTTCACCATCACCCCATGACCATAGTGGCCGCCACTGGCCATTGGCGCTCACTCTGGAATACCCAGATATGTGGACCAGTTCATGGCGGTGCAAATCAAACAGGATTCGGGCTGCACTGCGCCTGGCACAAAAGCACAGCTTGGCCAAGTCAAGGTCTGAAAGATTACTTTTCTTTTGAAGCGCTGCCTCGATGGCAGGCTCTACACGGGGCTTTAAGCCTCTGGCCATGTGCTGGTCTCCATTCGGGCTTTCAAGCGCTCCAGCATTGTTTTGACAACGAATGCACGGGCTTTAACTTCAGTGGGAATGGCGTGACCATAAACCTCTGGATGAAGTAGGTCATTGACCAAGTCGAGGCAGGCATCAAGGGCTGGGGGTAGTTCATTGTTCACTCAAGATTCTCCATGCTGTTGCTGCCACTTCTGGAACTTGGCCGTTCCCGCAGGCCTTAACTCTGTCCACCCTTGAGGCCAGCCCATCATCCATTCCGCAAAGTTTGGATGTAAATTCACTCCATTTATCAAGCGATAAAAGTCTGTCAGCTTCGCCCCAAATTCTGTCCCCGTTGTTTGACTGGTCCGGATGATCCTTTTGTTTCGATATTCGATCCCTTTTGTGTTCCCGTTGTATTGGTCTGAAGCCGTGGGGGTAGGCAAATATCCAAATTCTTTCTCGTCTATGGGGTGCGCCAACGAAGTCTGCTCCCATAATTCCCCATTTCGCATCAAACCCCATTTCGGAAAGGTCTCCAAGCACTCTATCGAGTCCTCGATTAACGAGCATTGAGCTGTTTTCCACAAAGACGTAACGGGGTCGAACTTCGCCAACCACCCGTGCCATTTCTCGCCACATTCCTGATCTTTCTCCATCAAGGCCTGCCCCCCCCCCGCAACTGAAATGTCTTGGCATGGAAAGCCGCCAGATACGACATCAACAATGCCTCGCCATGGGTGGCCGTCAAAGGTTTGTACGTCATCCCAAATCGGGAAAGGCGGGAGAAGGCCGTCATTTTGTCTGGCGCACAATACGCTTGCTGGATAGGCTTCCCATTCGACTGCGCAGACTGTTCGCCATCCAAGGAGCTTGCCTCCAAGTATTCCTCCACCAGCGCCTGCGAAAAGAGCCAGCTCATTCATCACCATCCTTATATTTAGCCAGCGCAGTCACTTCAATGTGGTCCACCAAGCCTTGCAAAATAATGTGAGCAATGTCCACATTAGTGTCAAAGATATATGCGTTATTAAGGGTCATTGATTCATCAAGATCAGGCTCATAAGGTGCAAAGTATGAGTCAACTGACCCCTTTTCGGCTGGGCAGTATTCCAAGAAGCACACCAGATCGACATCTTCAATGGTGCAGACAAACTCAAACAAGTCTTTTGGGCAGCTGGGTGTCGGGTTCATGACTCAACCCCTCCAAGCCAGCATCACGCCAATGCCACCAAAGATGATGATGGCCAAGGTGCATTCGATCAGGGTTGTGATAATTTTCTGTTTCATCGTTTTCTTTCGTTAAAGTGAGTAGGAGTAACAAATTCTGACAGAATTTATTTATGTTGCAACAATTATTTTTATGTGTTGTTTTTATACATAAAGCGCAATTAGAATGCGCCCATGGAATCAATACACACAATTAGAGCAAAGGCCAAGGCTCACAAGATCACCATGGCTGCGGTGTGCAATGAGGCTGGCATCCAGCAGTCCCAAGTCAGCCGATGGCTAAGTGGAACTGTGGAGCCATTGTGGACATCAGTCAATCAATTGCACTTGGCACTTGAGAAACTGATCGACCAATCACCAGTCACTGTCGATTGAAGGCGCAGCAGCTGGTGCAGATTTGCCAGCAGCAATGCCAAAGTCACTGGCTGCCGATGGCTTTGCACCACCAAGCGAGTCACCCTTAGACAACAACATGATGTTGTTCAAACCATACGACACGCCTTTATTGCCTGCCTGGTCATAAGCATAGGCATTCAAACTTACGCGGCCATAGTCGCCAGAGACAATATCTTGTGATCCAAGAATGTCATGGCCATGGGCATCCACTGCGCCAGGCTTAGTGGTTGACTTGGTGTTAAAAAAGTAATGGCCAGCATACTCTGGACCAAGTGGGCCGCCATCAGATTTCAACTCAGTGTCGCCATCACGCAATGGATTGCGCACAGTCTTTGGAATTTTGTCCCCAAACTTGGCAGTCAATGCGGCCTTGGCTGCCGCTTTCAATTGATTCACAGTTTCGGTGTCTGTCTTTGGGACAAGCACCTGAGTTGAGAACTCCTCTTTGCCGTTCATCTCATTCTTGCGAGCAGTCAATGCTGAGAAATAAGAGAAGCGAACTTTGCCGGTTACGACTCTGGTCATGGTTTTTTCCTTTTAAATGTTTAAGGGTTTTTACGTTTCTGCGATTAAACAGAAATTGCACTTTAGCACAAATCAGATATGATGCTGACAAGTTAAAACGAGGAAAACGAAATGCAACTATTCCCCCATCAGCAAGAGGCCAAACTTTTCTTGCTGTCCAGGCGCAGGGCCATACTGGCCGACCAGCCCCGTGTTGGTAAGACGCTACCCACAGCAGCTGCTGCACTTGAAAACCTACCCGCACTTATCGTTTGCCCAGCCATTGCCAAGACAGTCTGGGAATCTGCATTTGCCAAACTGGCCCCCAATGTCTCGGTCCATGTGGTCAACGGCAAACGTGGCGCTTCAGAGGTGAATAGTGCAGACATCACCATCATCAACTACGATGTTTTGCAATATGGTGTAACTAATGTTGACAGATATAACACTGTAGTCTTGGATGAGTGCCACAGGATTAAGAATCCAAAAGCGCAAAGAACTAAGGCCGCGATGCTGGCCATGAAGAAGGTGGACCATGTTTATGCATTGTCTGGCACGCCTATCCCAAACAGGCCCATTGAACTGTGGCCAATTCTGCACGGCCTTGGCATCTACAGAGGCGGCTGGTACGACTTTGCAGGCCGGTACGCAAAGATGTGGTCAGCCCCATGGGGCTTGGACACCAGTGGCGCGTCTAACCTGGTCGAACTTAAAGAGCTGATGAAGCCCCATGTCATGCGTAGAAAAAAAGAAGATATTTTCAAAGACTACAAAGAGCCACAAGTCAGTCTGATCACGTTTGATCTGGCCAATGACAAACGAGAGCAAACCTTTGATGCCGATGCATTGCTGGCCAACCCAAACGCGCTCATGGCCTTTGAAGGCTTGGCCGAGATCATGCGGGAAGCCGGTATGCGCAAAGTGCAGGCTGCCAGTGAATTCATCGAGAATTTGCTTGTCGCCAACGAGCCGGTGGTGGTCTTTGCGCACCATAAGGATGTGGTGGCCGAGTTAGAGAAACTGCTATTTATCCACAAACCAGTGATTGTGGTGGGTGATACGCCAAGGGCCAAGCGCGACCAAGCGATTGCAGACTTTCAGTCTGGCCAGACCAAATGCATCATTGGCAACATTGCCGCCATGTCTGAAGGTGTGGACCTATCGGCTGCCGACACCATTGTCTTTGTCGAATGCACTTGGTCCACATCAGCACTGGAGCAAGCCTCCAGCCGTGTCGAAAACATCACCAAAAACGGCATTGCACCCGTCATCTACATTTTGACCATCAAAGCAAGCCTAGACCACAATGTGCTGGCCAAGGTGCTGAAGAAGCTCAATGTCGTCAATCAAATCATTTAACCCTTGGAGAAACCATGCAACATGAAACCCGAAAACACGCCCGACTCTCAGCATCCAGAACAGACCGCTTCATGTCTTGCCCTGGCTCATACCGGCTTGAATCCCTCATGCCTTATGAGCCGGCAGGCGAGGCGGCTGCCATTGGCACAGCGATCCATGAACTGTCTGAAATCATTCTGCGCAATGGTGAAATTCCAGCCGGAACTGATCAGGACCATGTGGCCATGGCCCAAGGCTATGCAGACTTTGTCAATACTCTGGTCGAGAATCCGCGCAAAAAGCTCATCGAAGTAAACCTAGATGAAGGTCTCAAATCCCTGCACCCAGCGCTTGGTGGAACGGCTGATGCCATTCTGGTCGATGGAAACCATCTTCATGTCATTGATCTGAAGACTGGCCGTGTGGCCGTTGACGCAAATGACAACAAGCAGCTGCTGACCTATGCACTTGGCGCAATGCGCCAGCTTAAAGCTCCAAACACCATCGAATGCACCATGCACATATTCCAGCCCCGTGTTGGCCACAGCAAGTGGACAGTCTCTGGTCAAAACTTGATAGACCATGGTGAGCGATTGAAGTCAGCAGCCGAGCTGGCGCTGACAGGCGATGCACCCACAAGCCCAAGCCCTGATGCTTGTCGGTACTGCAAGGCCAAGACCATTTGTCCCAGTATGCGCGAGAAGGTCCAAGAGGTCGCCAGAAACGACTTCAAGCCTGATACCACTGTCACCCCTGAGATGCTAGACAACGCAGCTCTGGTGGCCGCATGGGCCGATGCCGTGCAGTCTGCTGCCAAGGCTCAGATCACTGAAGGCAAAGCAATCCAAGGCTGGACCATGCGCGCTGGCCGTAAGACAAAATTCTGGAAAGACGAGGCGCTGGTCATGGAAGCATTCAAAGACAACCTAAAGATGTGGGAGTTGAAGTCGCCCAGTGCTGTCTTGAAACTTGGTGTCGAAGTCAGCGAAGACCTAGTCGGTGAAAAGGTGGCTGCGCCAAGTCTTGTCAAGGCGAAAGAATAGAATCCAATCCCTGCCAAAAGAAAAGACCTGACAGCGCGTTAACACTGCCAGGTCAAAGTCAATCTCATGGCAACCTCAATGAAACCCCTAACTAAAGGAATTTCAGTGTCAACTATAACTGAAACACCCCTGCCAGATACATTTTCACAGTCGCAATCTGTCGCCTGCAAGATTGGCACAGTCGCCCCAGATGCAGTCTTCTGCACCTTTGCCCTGCAAGGCTCTAAGAAAATCCCCTACAAGCGATCTGGCCAAGGTGTGGCACGGGATACAGACCCGACAGACCTCTACAACGCTGAAGACATTTGGGCCATGGAGTCATGCCCTCATGGCCAATATCTTGGCCTTGTTCAGCAGCGCCCGATCATCTCCGCATCAGGAAACTATTTGGTTTGCCTCGATGTGGATATGAAGCACGCTAGTGGCCCAACCAATGTGGCCATCCAGCGCATGGCCAAATTTGTCAAGGCCAACAAGATGCTGACCGAGGTCTCTGTCTCAGGCCGTGGCCGCCATGTGTTCCTTTGGGTCCAACCACCAAAAGAATCTGACCAGGTGCTGCCGAAATACAAGCTCGGTGGTGGCCAAGAGCTTGAAGTATTTGGCCTGCCAAACAGTGCCGGCAAGTCAGTGCTACTTAGTGGCAATCAATTGGTCGGTGAATTTCAAGAGGCAGTCGATTTGCATGAGCTGCTGCAAGACTGGGGCATCATCGAGCAGCACCAACTGCAAGAGCCAAAGCCTGCTACCCCGAGCCAATCATTTGACTTCACCCAATTAGGCTCAAGGCTTGATGACAGCGATCTTGATCGCGCTATCAAGGCTTTGCACCATATTTCCCCAGACTGCGACTATGACCAGTGGATTGAGCTTGGCCAAGCGCTGCACACCGAATTCGGAGAAGCGGGTCTTGGCCCATGGATGACATGGTCTATGGCTGGCCAAAAGTTTGCCGGCACAAAAGACATTGAAATCCACTGGAAGAGCTTTCACCAGGGCAAAGGTGTGGGGCTTGGCACACTCTATAAACACGCCAAAGATTGTGGCTGGGAGCCGCCAACCAAACAGGCCGAGCGCAAATCAGCGGTGGAAGACTTTGCAGCAGTCATCAATGCGCCAGTGGCCACAGACACACTAGACCCATCATGGCCAGAGCTTGCCTTAGACCTGACAAAGCTCAATCCCATTGATTATCTGATCGAGGGATTCATGGCCCATTCGTTTTTCATCTTGGCCGGTCAGCCTGGTGTGGGTAAGACCACAGCAGTCTTATCCATGTGCATGGTCATGGCAGGGTTTTCAGTAGATGGCTGCGAGATTCACGCTAAAAAGAAACGCAAGTCAATAATCGTGACAGAAGACAGTGACCAGATAATCAGAACACTATTTGCATATTCAAAGCATTACAAGATAAATAACTTAAACGACTGGTTTGTGGTTATTGATGCCAGAAGGTCAAATGTCAAAGATTTATTAAGGCTTGCCCATAATATTGAGCGCCACACTGTTAACGGCATTAAACCATTATTGGTTCTGGACACGGCCAATGCGACCATGGATATTGACAACGAGAATGACAACTCAGAAGTGGGTAGCTTTATTGCCGCCATCAAGCAGACCATATTCATACAGCAAAAAGCCCCAGTCTGTATCCTGACCCACACAAACAAAACAATTTCCCGCCAAGACTCCGATGCCATGGCCCGTGGTGCATCAGCATTCACAGGCGATGCAACCCTTACAGGCGTGCTTTTCATGGATGAGGATAACCAGCGCTACCTAAAGCTGACCAAAACGCGCTATGAGCCTCAATTCAGAGAAATCAAATTCGACTCAATCACATTTCCAGAACTGGTCACCACAGCAGCTGGTGATCTGCAAGAGATTATTTGTCGGGTGGCCATTCCAGCCATGTCGTCAGAACAAGACCGAATGGCCGCCAAGCAATCAATCCAAGACAGTGCCAAAGAGCAGCGCATCCAAGACAAGTGCGATGAGGTTTGCATGGTGGTCCAGTCCATCATCAACGATAAAGGCAGCGTCATTATGCGCAGAGGACCAGGCAGGCCAGTTGTGCCAAAAGAACTCCAAAACGCCTACCAACTGGATTGGACCGAGATATTCAGCAGCGTTAAAGGCAGTGATGCAGGCTATATCCGCAAGCACATTGGCACGGCCATCTTCACCAGATTCGCACCAAACGAGCCACTGTCAGGCTGGGTTAAGTTGGCATGACCAGTCTAATGCGGAAAGGCGGAACTAATACGGAACTAATGCGGAATTCCGTATTAGACAATGGCAGGGATTGTTGGATAAGTGGGGGTCGTAGACCCACTTATCCACAGACCAGTCTCGGCTTGGAAGGTACTTCAGTTTCTAATGCGGAAAGGCGGAAAATTCCTTAAGGGCTTTCCGTATTAGAAACGAGCATTTGATGGTCCAACACAAA